CGCATGGAATGGTCGTTCAGGCCGTGTGGAGTCTATCTTGGTAGATAAAGACTATCAAGGTCTCGGTGTTGCAACCTCTCTATGGAACCAAGCGAACCGTTTAGCAGATATGGGCCACGCTCCACGACCAAAGCACTCTAACGACCGCACCATCTCAGGAGATGCATGGTCAGAGAAGGTTGGCGGCAAGCGTCCTAAGTTAGATAAGCGCCGTGCTGCACAGAACGAGGCACGCAAGAAGGCCATTAAGGATTTCTCGTAATGAATAACCTTTCAGAGAACCAGTTTAAGGTCCAGACGTACCGCACAGAGCACCCACAGGGTAAGAACTCTGTCTACACACGTTTGCCTGGTGACCGTTGGATGAGAGAGAAGACCGCTACAGGTGAAACTCACGTCCAAGATGAAGTTCGCTTTGTACACCCTGACTATGCGGGTGGAGTGAACTGGGCAAACATGGAAGGCGGAGACCACCTACTCAAGGGTGGAGTGGTAAACCACGTCACAGTCAACGACAAGGTACCCAAAGGTCATCCTGACCGTTTGAACACAAGTCCTGTTCCTGATACACATGTGTCAAGGGAACCAAAGGAAGGTTGGACTCCTGTTGAATGGAGTCACGAACGTGATGCACAAGGTCGAAAGCAACTGACCTCTAGACACGTAGGCCATCCAGTAGCACCACTTCAACGTGGAGATTACAAGTAATGGCTAAAAAGGCTACTCAACCAACTCTTCCAGGCATGGGGCCCGTAAAACGGGTAAGAAAGCCTGTTGATGAGACCACCGTTGAGCCAAAGCCAAAGGGTCGCAAGAACAAGTTGGGCGAAGAACTCAAGGCTGGTAATCGCCCTATGTTCATGACCGCTGGTGAGATTATCCGCCACTCTAACCTTACTGATACAGGTGAGTGGTATGGTCAGCACGCAGGGGAGCCTAAGAGCCCTGAGCAGAAGGCTGATGAGAAGGGCCTCATGGCAAAGAAACTCCGTGAGTCAAAAACAGGTACCTACTTTAACAGTCACTTAAAAAAAGAATACCAAAGGGTGTCTGACACTGTTCCTTCGCTCCATGAGAAGATTAAAGAAGAAGGCTACGATACTGACGAGCCTATAACCATCCAGGAAGATGCCTTTCCCCAAAGTAAGTGGAACGATAGAGGTTATCTAGAAAGAACTGGCCCTACCAAGTACACCTTCTCTCTCTATGACGGGCACCACCGTATGGCAGCCCAGCGCAATTTGAATCCAAAGCAATTTCTACCAGTTAATTTTAAGGAAGATTGGTAATGAGTAACCTCTCATATATCCAATTTGGCAAAGAGCACGGTAAGTCTTTCCGCATCGTGCAGACCCCTGCTGGCATGTCCACCCGTGATGGAAAGACAATCGCTGATGAGCCAGGGCGTGTGTCTATAGTTACCCCTGAAAATGGGGAATCTTTCAATTGGCCTGCTGCTGATAAGAAGCAAATCAAAACGATGCGTAAGAACTGGGGCAAGATTCAGAAGAACCCAGCGTCTAAGTACAAGATGGACCAGATTCGCAGGGGGATGAAGTGAGCAATCTCAATGAGAACCAGTTTGGCAAGGCTTGCCCTCAATGTGGTGCCTCTATGGAAAAGGTTGAATTTACCCCTAAGAAGACCACCAGCGTTACGCCTCGTACACGAGGTGGACAGTCGCATGGTGTCAATGTAAACAAGAAGGCTGTCGGTGCCAAAGAAGTTTGGTGGCAATGCCCCGAAGACTTTGGACATACGGTGCAAGCATGAGTAACCTCTCCTCAAAGCAATTTGAGCAGTTGGACATGTTTAAGCCTGCTAAAGAACTTCGTGGTATGAAGTTAGCCGATGCCCAGGTATGGCTTGAGAACCATGGCCTCTCCTCGGCTGATGAGGGCAATGTGCGGCGCTCTCGTAAGAACGTGATGCAGCGCAAGCGTAGGGAGGCAAAGAAGTCTGGCCTTCATGACTCAATCAAGGAACAGGGTGTTCGAGAGCCTGTTGAACTGTATAGAGATTTCAGAGGTCAGCACGAGTTGGTCAACGGACACCACCGTGTTGCGGCAGCGATGTCAATTGACCCCAACATGCTTATCCCCGTAAACCACCCAATACGCTAGTACCTCCCCTACGAAATAAAATTTCACTTTTCCTTGTAAAGGCAGTAGCCTAAGACCCATGAGAGACGAGATATTCTGGGCATGTGTAGCGTTCCTGGTTATTCTCCTCATCGTGCTATAAAGCCGTTACAAGGAGAAGAGGAAAACTGCAAGTGAGCCACATCGTTAAACTGTCAGCAGAAGAAGTCCGTGCATGTGCAGATGCTGGTCTAAACCGTTGGTTGATAAAATGGGGGTCGGTCGACCGTCCCAACTATGCAGGTGAGAACAAGAGAAATCTTGAGCCCGAAATCGCAGCAAATGTCCGAACGATTGTGGCTGAGTATGCGGTGGCTAAGTTGTACAAGAAGTCATTTACATTTCCTTTCTACACCAACGAAGAGCACCACTACCGCAAAGACATTGCCGAAGTCGGTACCAATATTGAAGTGAAGTCAATCCGCACTAAGGATGAGATTCCAGTATTCCCCAAGGACATTCGTGACGGATGGATACTTGTTGGCGCACGAGTCTTAGACCGTGACTACTATTCGCAAGTAGAAATCTTTGGCTGGCTTCCTATGGAAGAGTGCTCACGTGATGAGTGGAAGTATGCGCCAGAAGGTTCGTGGAGAATTCCACTAGACCAGTTTAACCAATCGTTGGATATCTAAACAGTCCCAGGTCGTCCAACGGCAGGACAACGGCCTTTGAAGCCGTGAATCATAGTTCGAGTCTATGCCTGGGAGCGTTATATCCACTCACTAGTGTCTTCACCATAAGCACGTGAGTATGTACGCTCTGCGTGACAATTGGCGCAAACCAATTCGCAATTATCAATCTCTTGCTGAATGCGCTTAATAGAGTATGAGGCACGAGAGAGGTCAGAGACCGAACCGTTCTTATCGTAGATATGGTCAAAGTGCATTACATAGAACGGGTAGGACTTGCCACAGTCCATGCATGGGTTCGACTCTTTTATCTCTTTAAGGTAATCCCTATTACGCTTTCTAATCTTGCGGTTAGATTCAACGGCTTTAGCCTTGTACTCCTCCAAGTTAGCCTCGTAGTGGGTCTTTGAGTACACCTTGTGGTAAGCCTTACGAACTTCTGGGTCTTTAAATGGCATAGGCGCAACCTACCACATCGATTTGAAGTTCGAAACCCGTGGGTATAGATTTGCGCCATGGAAAAGACCTGGGAAATAAAAGAGAAAGAAATTCGTGAATCAATCGCAGAACGCATCTCTGCCGCAGTAGAGGCGATGATGCCACCAGTAGACGAGATTGAAGAAGCCGTCTACCACTCATTAACATGGGCTATTGAGGTAGCAAGAGGAGAGGTCAAGTGAACGGAAGACAATTCGCTAATGATGTAAAGAGCATCAAAGAGTACGATAACTACAAACGTCACATGAAAGAGATACACGAATCTGTCTCCCACCACGAGCACTACCAACAGATTGATAAGAAGTCACTGAAGAACCCAGAGTGGTCTGAGAAGAAGTCTAAGTTAAAGCGCCAATGGACAGAGTTAGACCAGAAGTTAGAAGATGAGTTGTGGGCGTCTTAAGCGATTACAAGGAAAAAAGCACGGTCGGGTTTTCCGATGGACAGTTCCTCTGGGATGAGGATGGCAATCATTACCTTGTTGTAGCGTCGAACTCCGTGTTGGGCCTAACTGACGTGTCGGATAAACAGTTAACTCGGTATAAGGTTAACGTGACAAAGTCTGACAGGGCGTACATCACGAAGCAGAAGGAACGTGTCTATCTGACCGAAATGCCCACACCAAACGAAGTGGACCTCCTGCAGGAAGAAAGTCTCTGGAACTCTTAACCCCCTTCTCTCCCCGCCATTTGCCATAATACTCTTCGATGAATAACGAAAATCGTTATGAGGCATGGAAGTGCAAAGTCTGCGGAAAGCAGTTTGTAGTTCCTGATTTAGCACGGGGTTGCGAAAAGAAACATCACGATGCAGCAAAGGAGCGTTTAGAAAATGACTTACTGCATTAAGTGCGGACATGAACTCTACGACAGTGTTTGCATCAAAGATAATTGCCGCTGTGTTTGTGAGAGGACATCTTCCTAATGGCTAAAGTAACTGGACCTAAAACTTACGGACCTTACAAGGGTTCTAAGCAAAACGGTGGGCGCAAGATTGTTGTTAAGTATGACCCAAAGTCCCAGAAGACTACGAGCACCAACGCTGCTCGTGATACGAAAGAAAAAGAATTAGGGCGAAAGTTATCTAAGAACGAGCATGTTGACCATAAGGACAACAACAAGGACCACAATGGCTCTAAGAATCTACAGGTAATGAAAGCCTCCGATAACATCGGTAAGGGCAATAAGCATAGGAAGAAGAAAAAGTAATGGCAGATAAAGGAACAGCAGCAGCCATCATCGAAGTTGCTCGCAAAGAAGTTGGAACTATTGAAGGTCCAAAAGACAATGAAACAAAGTACGGCGCTTTTACAAAGGCTAACTTCCTCGCATGGTGTGGAAGTTTCGTCATGTGGTGCGCTAACCAAGCAGGGGTAAAGGTTCCTAATACTGTCTCTACAGTTGCAGGCGCTGCAGCGTTCAAGAAGATGGGCACATGGTTTGATGCTGATTGCGGTCAATCACCACAGCCTGGAGATATCCTGTATTTTGATTTCCCAGGAGACGGTGTCGATAGGATTTCTCACGTAGGAATTTGCACAGGCATTGAGTCTGACGGTGTTGTTTTGACTATCGAAGGAAATACCAGCGGCAAGAAGACTGGAAGCCAAAGAAATGGTGGAGAAGTGTGCGAACAAGTTCGTGCATACAAGCCAAATAAGAAGAAGGTACTCGTATCAATCGTAGGTTGGGGTCGCCCTAACTATGTAGGTAACGAAGTCCAAGCAGAAGTGCCTGCTACAGAGGCTCCAGCGTTCCCAGGACAGATTAAGCCTGGCGCTAAGGGTGAAAGTGTCAAGGTTGTACAGAAGGCTCTAGGACTCCTTGCAGACGGCGATTACGGTCCCGCAACAAAAAAGGCTGTCATTGCTTTCCAAGACAACCACGATGTAGTTGACTCCAACGGAATCATCGGCCCTAAGACATGGGCAGAACTAGTCAAGTTCCTCTAATGTACTATTTTACCCATATTACGTTTCAAGGGGTTTTTCTAGCAACCATAGTGGCAATTGCCTACTTTGGTAGCAAATAGGACATTCTGACTATAAACCCTCCAGGGGTACCTGATGGTATCCTTGGGGGGTTATTCTTTGGAAGGGATAGACATGACGACAATCGTTGCAGTTCAATACAAGGATAAGTGTGTCATTGCTGCAGACAATCAGGTGACTGGTGGAACTGGGCGACGTTACAACCATCCTGACATGAAGAAGATTGCAAAGCGTGGAGCATTCCTAATTGCAGGAAGTGGCGAAGTTCAACCTTGCGACGTTGTCCAGCACATGTGGAATCCACCAAAGTTAACTGCTAAAGATTCCGAAGATATTTATCACTTCATGATTACCAAGGCTATGCCGTCACTTCGTAAGTGCCTTACCGATAATGGCTATGATTTTAATGACGGCAAGGGCGAAGGAAAGTCAGATGAAACACGGTTCAACTTTATCCTTGCAGTAGGTGGAGAAGTTTTCGATATTGCTGATGACCTATCAGTTTGCCGTTCTGAAGACGGTATTTACGGTGTAGGCTCTGGCTCTCCTTACGCTATTGGCGCTCTTCATGCAGGTGTGAAACCGCAGAAAGCAGTAGAGATTGCAGCAAAGTTAGACGTCAATACTTCAGGACCAGTTCAAGTTGTAGAGCAATATAAGTAATCTGATAGGGTGGGCACATGAGCAATAGACAAGAAAAACTTTTACTTAACCAAGCAAAGGCTGTACAGTTTCTAGAAGAAAAGAAACTCAATAAAGTTGAAAAGCGTTGGGAAGATGCACAGGTTAGGGCCGCAGGTATTCAATCTGTTTTGGATTACGCTGTTGAACAATACACTCAACACAAGGACGAGATAGATGAGTCCGCCCAAAAAGACATTGAAGAACAGATTAAAGCACGTCAAAAAGAGATTGAAACTTTTATCATGTCAGAAAAAGAACTGTATTTAGAAAGTATTGGAATACAAGAAGACTAATACTAGGAGAATGGCTAAAAGGCAACCTAAAAAAGAAGCGGTAATTTACGACCTTGACCACACGCTTACAAAAAAGAAGGTTGCAAACAACGCCCGTAAAGACGCTGCCAAAGGTAAGAAAGTTTTAGTACTTACTTCTCGCCCTTCAGACCAACGCAAGAGCACCAAGGATTTTCTCATGAGCAATGGAATTCCTGTAGATAAGTTGGTTATGCGCCCTAAAGGGGATGCCCGTAAAGACTCTAAATCTAAGAAAGACCAATACGAGAAGAAAATTAAGGGTAAGTACAAAGTAGAGAAAGCCTACGATGACAAGCCTTCTAATGTTAAAATGTTACGCAGTGAGGGCGTAAAGGCAAAGAGAGTCTGATGGCTAAGGCAAAACAACCTAAGTACGTAAAACCACGTGCTGACGTAAAGGTCAACCAGACCGCCCCCATATTCAACGACAGGCGCACAAAACGTGAACGTGACCGTTCGACACAAACTCGGAAATCTATCGAACGGAGTTCACAGGAATGAAAATGTTTGGAAACATTTTGCTTCGCATTGTTGCAGTATTTGCTGCATCAGGTCTCGGAGTTATTGGTGCTGGTTCTATTGCTGGCATCTCAGTATTAAAAGCAGTAACAGTCGCTGGTCTTACAGCAGTTGCAGCAGTAGTTGAGAAGTTGGCTCGTGGCTTTATGAACGACGGCAAGTTGTCACTTGATGAAATTAACTCTGCATTTGCAGCAGTTGATGTTAACTCTAAGACAGCGGCTGACCTTCAGGTTGAAGCCAACCAATCAGGTACAGCAATCACTATTGCACCAACAACGCCTAAAAAAGAAGACGACCCAAACTACAACTAATTTCCAGTTGAGTAAAACCCTGAACCTTTAAACTGAAGGCCAAAGGGTGAGAAGACTCGTTGAAGAGCGTAGCCACACTTGTCGCAGACATACTCAGGTTCTGCTTCATGGATGCTACGCTCTTTTTCGTAATCTACATCGCAGTTCATACATGCGTATTCGTACTTAGGCATGGTTGAAGCATACACCATCATTCTTAGTAGTAGACTATCCCTATGTTATCTGACCCACAGTTTGGCTCAACAACGTCCATAACAAAGGACAAGCAAGCCATGCCTGAGAACGACAGATACGATGGTCCAGGAGGATTGGAAACTTCTTCTAGCGAAGACAAGTTTGCTGCTAATTCTAACTCGTCTCTTCCTAAGCCAGGGTTTAGTTCATAATGGCTACCGCAGTTAGTCCTAAAGAACTTACTGCTGAAGACCGCTGCGACCGATGCAGCGCACGAGCCGTAGTTCGTGCAACTCTACGTACAGGAGAACTACTGTTTTGCGGTCACCATGCACGGGAAACTGGTTACACGCTTGTGCAGGCTGCAATAGAGGTTTACGACCCAGAAAGAATTTTTGATTATGCCGATAGATAATAAAGCGCTAACAAGCGTTCCACTAACTACCACTGCGTATTACTACCAGCAACGTCCAGGAAACGAAAAAGTTGCCGATGGAATTTTTGGTGGACCCAATGGTGACTATGGAAACTACAACATAGGCAACATGACTCAATTAGAGTTAAACCGACCAAGACAGAGGCAAACAGGTGAGTAATCTAAACCCAGCACAGTTTGACAGCGCTGCAGACATCGAAGAGCAGGCTCGCCGTAGGTACAAGCGTAAGCGTGAATATGGCTATGTAGGTAACGGGTTTAACTACATGGATTACCCATACATGTACGGCGCTATGGGAACTGGTGGGGACCATACCTCAACCCATGAACGTGGAGAGACTCCAGACCAAGAGACTGCAGAACAACATGGCGCAGAAGCAATGGGTGCTGCAACTAACGGAGTTGTAGATACTGCAATGCCAGCACCAACTTCAGATGGTGGAGGTATCGGTGGAACAGTAACTGGATTGTCAGGTACACCAGCATGAGCAATCAACTTAATCGAAAAGTTCTTAAGGTTAATAATCGTACTGAAGTTACAACGGGATTTGTATACACACCAGACAGAGGCTATAAGTCTGTAGCAGAACCAAGTATTGTTTCTTGGAATGGTCCAGGTAAAGGTGTACAAGGAGAGTCTGTTAATTCAAAGACAGGTTCAGGAAAAACACAACTGATTAAGAACCGAAAACCAACTTAATCTGCTTTAATATAAATCTTGAGGGCAGTTAGTATTCCGAGGGGAAAACTTGAGAAAACTGCGATTTATCGCAGCGCTATCCGTACTAACAACTGCAGCATTTTTACCATCGATACTATTCCCAACACCAGCGCTTGCAGCGTATGCATCAACTAGCGTCACCTGTGCAACTGCACAAGGTGTTACTCGTGTTTCTCAAATTGGTTGGGATAATTCAAACATATTTTTTAGAGATAGAGGATATATTCCTCGCCTGTATTGCGAAGGTGGTTACGCTGGACAGTACAATACTTACGTAAGCGACACCCTTACTGATTCAACACTTGGTTATTACAACGGAATTACTCCGACTCCAGTGGTTCCTTCTCCAACTCCAACGGATGGTGCGACAGCAACAGCAAGTCCTTCTCCATCGCCTTCCGAGAGTCCGTCGTCCAATCCGACGCCTTCTTCAACTCCGACGGAGTCACCTTCTCCGTCACCCACAGCAACAGAGTCACCAACACCAACTCCAACAGCAACGCCAGAGCAATCCCCCACACCAACATCGAGCCCGTCATCTGGTCCTACCTTTCCTGATAACTCAGTCCATGGAACTGCAAACGAAGGTTCAGACCTTACTTTGATGGCTCCTGCTGGTTATGTATTTATTGATGTTTACTTTGCTAGTTACGGAACACCTTTAGATTATTCCATTGATGAATCATGCCACAGTACAACCTCAGTGTCTGTTGTTGCTGGTTTGGCTTTAGGTAACAACACGGTAACTATTGCGGCTGATAATGGGTTGTTTGGCGACCCTTGCGGTGGAACTTACAAGTGGTTAAGCGTTATCTTGACTTACGCTTTAGATTCCTCGCCAACTCCTTCTCCCTCAGAAACCGCAACTGCGACTCCAGAACCTTCACCTTCGCCTTCCAGTGAGCCGACTCCTGAACAAACGCCACAACCCACCCCATCACAAACCCCAACCCTAGACCCAACGCCAACTCCATCGCCTACTCCCACAACCGTCCCAGAGGTAGTTCATCCTGAACCCACCCCTGCTCCAGAACCTCAACCTTCTCCTCAACCAACACCAGAGGTAACTCCTGAGCCTTCTCCTGAGCCTTCGCCCGAAGTGACTCCAGAGCCTTCTCCAACTCCTTCTCCAGAGGAAACAGCCACTCCTCAACCGTCCCCTTCTCCTGAACCTGAGCCATCTTCAAGTGCTTCACCTGAGCCAAAACCGACGCCAACTGATAGCGCATCTGAACCTCCAACTGTAGAAGAAAAGCCTACTGTAGCAGAAGCAGTTAAAGATGCTTTAGCAGACGGAAAATTAACTGAAGAAGAAAAGGCGGTTGTAGTAGAAGCACTTGTTGCATCCCTTGCGCCTGGTGAATCTCTTTCTGCAGCAGAGATTAAAGCAGCAGGAATTAGTTATTCGGACCTTCCACCAGAAACACCTGTGGATGTTCGTACGGATGCAAACGGTAACGCTGTTGTTATCACTGCAGAGGTAGCGGCAAACATTGAGTTAGTAACAGACCCAGCAGCCTTGGCTACTGCTTTGTTTACCGACCCAGGAGCAGCACTTGCTGCTTTCGGAAGCATTGGTGCCGATATGTCACCAGAAGAAAGAGCACAATCAACAAAAGCAGTAGTCGCAACAGTTGTTGCTGCAGGCGCAGCGCTCAACGCCGTTGGGTCTGCAGCAGCAGCATCCACCTCACCATCAGCAAGAAGGAAAGAATAATGAAACTACTCAAAGATATCTTTGACCAACAGTGGACTCTCCTTGGCATGTTTATTGCTTGGGTAGTCCTTGATGGAAGCGGAAAGACAATTGTGGGTTATGCCATCGTTGCCACTTCCATAGGCTGGCTTTTGACGTATCCTGTACGCAACCGAGACGAGTAAAGGCACTACGTGGACACATTCTTCGCTACCCTCGGCATCATTTCTGGTGCCCTAATCAGCCTAGGCTTATTGCTTAATCCTTTGTACAAGAAGATTAAGCGATGGGCTGCATGGATGGAACGATTCATGCGTGATTGGGAAGGCGAAGAAGCAGAGCCAGGAAGAGATGCTGTTCCTGGCGTTATGGAGCGACTCAACAAGTTAGATGGCGAACTCAGTAACAACGGCGGAAGTACGACAAAAGATAAAGTCGACAAACTGTACTCTAACCAAGAAATCCTTATGGAAGCCTTTGTAGAGATGGGTGAACGACTCATCAGCATTGAAACTCACATCACGAATACAAAGACTGAAGAAGATAAATAAGGGAGCATTAGACCATGCCAGAAATGAACAAGCCGAATGTAAACATTCCTGCTCAAAATTACAACCCAGTAAGCGCTGCTTCAGGTGGCTTGAATAAACTTGCTGGAGGACTTGCTGGTAGAGGCCGTGATGCGTTTAACGCTAAAGTTGCCGTTCACATGCAAGGACAGCAACACCAGCACGAGAAAGACTTGCAAACAAGTTCAAACGAACATGAACGTGGTCTTGCACTAATTCACGGTGCTGCGGGTATTGAGACAGCAAAGATTGGTGCACGTGCTCAAGTTGCTGTAGCACGAGCACATGGTGCATCTCAAGTAGATATTGCACGAGTTCAAGCAGACTCAGCAGAAAAACAACAGGCTGCAGGACATCGCCATACGATTCGTCTTGATGCTCAACAGCACCAACAAGATTTAGAGAAACAAGCACAAACTCATCACCAGACTGTGCACGCAGGCATTGTCGATGCATTGAACCGACGTGCAGAGCAACAGCAGGCAAATGACCACGCACTTGCAACACAAAAACTTGCAGACACACACGCTGATAACTCAAGCCAACGTTCGACAGCATTCTTAGAAACATTGCGTCAACACGCAGAGCCAGGTACAGAAGTTAACATTAACCACGAAGGTGTTAAGGCAACCTACACAACTCGTTCAGAGAAGCCTTCTACTCCAGAAGCACCTAAGCAAGAAACTCCTGCTGCACCTGCTCCAGAAGCGCCAAAGGCTCCAGAAGAACCAGCAGCACCAAAGACTCCTGCACTAGTGGTTAACCACCCAGTTACTGGAGCACTTGTTCGTCGTGACTCTTTGTCACCAAAAGAACTTGCATTAGCAGATGCTAAGAAGTCTGGAAAGAAGCCAGTAAAAAAGGCTGCTGCTAAGAAGGCTGCTCCAAAGAAGAAGAGGTAACGTATGGAAACCTTACCTGGTGGAACATACTCAACATTTAACGATGGAGTTGCTGGTGCAATGACTCCAGCAATGGTTACCCAAGGACAAATTGTTCGTAACTTTGGGCTGCAACCCCCTGCGTATTGGTTAGAATCACAGATGAGTACCCCTGGTCCTATGGCTGGTGGAGCGCAAATTTTAAACCCAAATCAATTTAGTCAAGGAGTGATGTGGTAATGGCAAGCGAAGCATGGCAACGTAAAGAAGGTAAGAACGCCAAAGGCGGTCTTAATGAGAAGGGCCGTAAGTCTTATGAGCGGGCTAACCCAGGCTCAGATTTAAAGGCACCAGTTAAGTCGGGAAACAACCCACGTCGTGGAGCATTCCTTACTCGTATGGGTGGAAATCCAGGACCAGAGCGTAAACCTAATGGTGAGCCAACACGTTTGCTTCTATCCCTTCAAGCATGGGGCGCTTCTTCAAAGGCTGATGCAAAGAAGAAAGGCGCAGCAATTCGTGCTGCTAACAAAGGTAAGAAAAAATGAAATGTGCTAATTGCCAAAACGATGCACTCTACGAGTACAAACTTACTCTAGATAAGAGTATTCACTATTGCGCTAAAGATTTGCCTTCTTTTCTAGTAAACGCAAAGAAAGCAGGATTGCTTACTACTAAGGAAACTTATGTCTCTACTGAAGAACCAGAGTTAGAGACAGAGGAAGAGTCAGTAGTAGAGCCAGAGTCAGAACCAGTACCAGACACTACACCGAAGAAAAAAACGACTAAAAAGACC